AACAAAAACTATACAAAACAAACTTTTACAATTTATATCAGATGAGATTGACGGCCAAGATTACGAGACTGTTGCCAATCTGATTAAAGGCAATCAATTTATTGCCGCTGCTAACTTCATTGATATGTTAGACACAAGTCCTAGAGATCATATGTACGACATTATTGCAAAACAACCATCATTATATAATGAAATTTTAAAGATAAATTATGAAGATGTTAGAGAAGAAGGGATTGCTTAATGAATAGAAGAAAAAGAGTATTTGACTTAGTTGTAAATCCTTTGATTTGCAATAATCTTACGCCACTTGATGAAGTGTCAATTGCAAAAGACATACCGATAAAATATTTACCTTACTTCAAAGAAGTATTTGCTCACAAAAATGCAAATAAAATTAGATATAGATATCGTGGACCATCAACTTTAACTTACAAAAGAGATCCATCTTATATTCATATGAATAATGCAGATAGATTTACACTATATTACAGATAATAAATAATAACGAAAGGCTACATTTTGACAAAACTAAATAAATACGAAAAAAAGATACTACAAGGAATCGTAGATAACCGTAAAGGTATTTACGAGACACCTAAACGAGATAGAAATAATTATAAACCTTGCAAGGAATATGATGCCGCTCTATCTTTGTTTATGAAAAAACTCATTTATGCAGAGGCAGCAAATGAATTATTAATGGAAGGTCCTGCTACACCAACGCCAAAGTTTAGATGGTTCAAGTGTAGATTATATAAACCTTATGCAACAAAAAGAGATTTAAGGAAATTACTATAATGTTTAAATTAACTTTAATTATTGCTCTAATCGCATTTGGGATTAGTAAATACAACGAAGAAGAAATTTGTACAGATGACGGTTGTCCTGAATTTCATAATCTTGAAACACCTTTACCTAATGAAGATGTTAGGGGTGATTTAAGAGAGATTGAAAAAGACTGGAAAAAAGCTGTTGTAGTTGCTTATAACCCAATTCATTTAGAGTATGGTGTTCATAAGATTGTTCAAAAAACTTACAGTTTACCAGATATTGATACATCATCAAATGAAAATTTTGTACAATCATTAAATACTTGTATAAACTACTTGTATCAAAGTATAGAAGTAGAATATCAAATACCTAATGAACTAATTATTGCTCAGGCAGTTATAGAAACTGGTTGGGGTAAATCTAGATTTGCCAACGAAGGTAATAATCTATTTGGTATTAGAACATGGGATAAAGATGAACCATACTTACTACCTATACCGTGGACAAAGTGGCCTGGGTGGGGTGTAAAGATGTATAGTAGTAAATGTGAAAGTGTTGTTGACTACTTACATATATTAAACAATGTTCATGCTTTCAAAGAATTAAGAGAGGCAAGAGCGAGTGGTGTCAATGACGCTTTAGAATTGGCAAACTATCTAGAGAAATATGCTAGTAAACCTACATATATTCAACTAGTAAAAGAAATAATTAAATATAATATAAGAGGTGTTTATGAGTTATAATATGAATTTATTTTGGCGTAGAGCTGCAAACTTGTACAAAATGTATCAAGGTGCCGAAGATCCAGAGTTTAAAAGAATATGGATGGATAAACTACAAGAATTAATGAGAAGTCTACAAGGGGTTGACAAAAGAGAATTAAACTGATATAATACTATACTATGAATATATTTTATTTAAACAAAGATCCTAGAATCGCTGCTGAACTTCATGTAGATAAACACGTGGTTAAAATGATTGTCGAATATGCTCAATTATTATCAACAGCAAAACGAATGATAGACGGCACTAAATATGAAGCAAGATCAAAAACTGGTAGAAAAGTACAAAGATATAGATTAGAAAATGCCAATGAAGAAGCAACGATTTACAAAGCAGTACATTATCACCACCCTAGTGCTGTGTGGGCTCGTTCTTCTAGTCAGCACTACAACTGGTTGTACACGCTGTTCAGGGAACTTGGGAAAGAATATACCCACAGATATAAAAAAGACCACAGTACAATTGAACTGCTCAAAGAACTTTTAAAATATCCACCAGTTAATTTAAAAGACAATGGTTGGCATGAACCACCACCTGCTATGTCGCATTATCCACAATGTATAGTACCTGGTGATAGTATTCAATCATATAAAAATTATTACATAGAAGCAAAAGCATATTTTGCTAAGTGGACATCTAGACCCACACCACAATGGTTTAGCGAAGGAGTACAATGAGAAAATTTATTCACGATAGTTGGGAAGGTGTAATGAACCTTGATAAAAATCCATTAAGACATATACCAGACTTACAAGTCAGACATTTAGTTCTTCAATTACTAGCATGGATGTGGTGTATTACATTTAGTTTATTATTAGGTAGTTGGACTGTGTTTGGTTATACAGCAATTGCTCACTTTGTATTCATACTTGCTATTATAATAACAGTTGTAACATTTAAAGCTGCAGAAAAAAGTAAGTATTATCATCCTGATGGTACTTTTAAGTATGAAGAAACGCAAGGTAAATACGAAGATATTTGGTAAACATGAGTAAAATAAAAGTACCTTTTAGATATTATGCAGATAAAAAATATCAAGAATATATCGTACTAGAAGATGGTGGTTCGAATGGATATAAAGGTAAATGGTGGGAAAAAATACCAAACAGTAGAGAACTTGGCACGACAAAAAATACAGTACAATATTCGTACAAAAAGAATGATTGAATTTAATTATAATTTAGATTATAAAAATACTTTATTTACACCAAACGATAATAGATATCGCATTGGTCGTGGTGAACAAGGCGTATTACTAGTAAGACCATATACAAACGATATATGTCAGCACTGGCGGTTTAAGACGCCCTATGACGCCGCTATGTCGTCTATGAGAATACTTTATCTCTATCATCAATACAAAGATCAAAAAGATTTTGTAGGTATGGATATGTGTAGAAAGTTTTTAGAAATGGGTTTTACAAGAGCAAGAAGATATGCAAATCACAAAGATGGTAAAAAGTATGATGAGAATGGTAAAGTAAAACCACAAGAAAAGGATTGGGCAACAAGTCCTAAAGCAAAGTCTGCTAAGGTATTTTATCAGGCAAGAAGCCGTGTTGCCAACGACCCTAAATATAAACAAATGAGAAAAGAATGGAGACAGCGAGAGAATGAAATTAAGTTATAATACAGTAGAGAGTTTATTATTAAAGATTGAACATGAATTAACAGACATTCTTTTTGATTGGACACCTTATGATATTAAAGAAGAATTAGATAAAAAAGGTATAACAGTTATTGAATATCAAAAAGAAAAAACTAAAGATTTTGAAAATGATATTAAAACATTGTGGACCACAATAGAACCTCACATGAAAAGATATTGTAAAAATTATGAAGAACCCATCATAAAAAGTCCTGAAAAATTATTTGAATTTTTAAATAACATGGCAACTGAAGGAAAGAAAGCCTCAGAGGAATCTGTTATTGTTGCTGATAATAATGGTAATGTGATATCAAGAAAAGAGGGTTTAAACTAATGCCAACATATAGATTTAAAGATCATCATACAGGTGAAGTATGGGAAGAGTTGATGATGATTTCTGAAATGGAAGAGCTTGTCAAAACTGATACTATTGAATTATTACCACCAACACAAATGAATATTGTATCAAGTGTAGGTAGTGTTGATAGTAAAACAGATTCTGGTTGGAAAGAGGTGATGTCTAAAATATCAGAAGCACATCCTGCTAGTAATCTTGCTGAACGATATGGTAAAAAGAGTGTTAAACAAACACAAATTGAAAAGACAATAAAAAAACATAGAGTCCGTAAGTCTAAAGGCGGAGGAAGATAAATATAAATGATACTATCGAGACACTCCAACACGCCAGCGATGGTCACGAAGTTGAGGGGTCAATCCGATAATGTATCTAACAAGTGTGTAGCTACACCAATTAAGGAATAAACATGGCAGACTTTGATTTTTTAGATGGGTTTGAGGGTGATGGTGATTGGGGTTTTACCTCTGTCAAAGAGAAACCATCCGAAGAACAATCTAAACAAACAGAAACAGTTGTAAAACAAACAGCAGATAGCACTGCCAAAGCAGTATCAAGTGATATTGTAAATAAATTAGATAGTAAATTAGATAAAGTTTTATCTCTAATTAATTCTACTAAATCAGCAGTAAACGAAAAGAATCAAACTGAATTAGATATTGCTAAGAAGCAAATGGATGATGAGTATGATTTAAGAAAAGATAGTCTAGGCAAAGATATGAAAGATAAATTTGCTAAACTAGAAAAACTTATCATACCATTATTAATTAAATTAGCAAAATCACCAGAGGCGTATATACATTGGCCTAACAGAGCTCAAGTTATAGAAGCACAAGTTAAAAAGATAATAGAAATCACAAGGGGAAAATAATGGAAGACAATTTAGAATCAAGTTTAAAAGCGATATTACATCATGAGGGTGGTTATGTAAATC